TTGGAATATACCGTTCCTAAAGTTCTGTACTTCAACCTCTTGTGACACACTACGCTCTACATCAGCTAAAGCTTTCTCAAGGTCACTGCGTAACTGCTCTGCTCCCTCTGGCCCTAGCTCCTGCTTTGCTTTGTCCAACTCATACCGGTCAATAACCAAGCGGAAGAACGGAGCGTTAGGTGGAAGTAATGCCAGTAATAACTTAGACGATAAGTTCAGTACACCTCTAGCTCCTATGCCTTGATAAGGTGTGTAATACTTAGTAGCAAAGTTGTGACCGTCGGGTGGTAGAACATACGGCAGGGTCAACTCAGAAGAGGTACGACCTCGATCTAAGAAAGAGTACCGTTGATTCTCTAACGAGTGATATAACCCTTGTGCTGTTTCCATTTGTTATGTTCCTGTATAGAATTGCCAATCCGTTCCGTCAAACACATACATCCGTATAGAGTCAGACGCTAGGAATATAGTACCGACGTCATCTCCTGTCCTCGCCTCTATGTTAGCTTGTGTGTCGTACCCTGCTTGGAAGGTAGCATCAAACAAATCTAAGAAGAAGCTAGTACCAAACTGTGGTGTAACAAACTCAGACGGAGGTGATGCCTCAGAAGGAGTCGGTAGATTGACTGCTACTAAAGACACTATTATAAAGAGTCAACAGTACCCGTAGCGTAGACGCTGTAGGTTTCGTCGGTGCGGCTTGATACAGAAGCTCTAATCTTTTCGTAGTGACCGTGTGTATCGGAGATCATAATGTTACCATTAGCAGTTATTGCTCTGCTGTCTATTGTTCTCCAAGCTCCACCTACATAGGCTTCGACTGCTACTGTTGCTCCTGTTGTAACGGATGTAGACTCAATAACATAAGTCCAACCTTTTGAGCGTTCTACTGAGAAACCAGTTCCTGCTCCGTCGGCTACTACACCGTCAAGTAATGTCTTCTTTTCTAAGCTTATCATATTCATTGTGGTAGTTGTACTCCTGCTTGCCCGGACTGCATACCGAGTGATGGTCTTCTAGTTACTGTAAGCTTTCTTGTTCCACGCTTACGTTGTTGTGAAGATGTCCGCCTCGCTTTCACAGGTTCCGCTCTTACCGCTGTTGTAGTCGGAGGAGGAGGGGGTGGTGGAGGATAATTAATTACACTACGTTGTCCTGACTTATACCATACCATTCTGTCGTCATCCGTCAAGTCTGCACATTTATCAGGAAACAATTTGTCAAGCTTATCTATCAAGTTTTTTGACAGAGCGGGTAGTACTACTTCTTCAGTATTCATTGTTCTCTATATGATATATTATCTAACTCTTGTGGTAGTTTGCCATCTTTTATTTGTTGCTCCGTCCATATCCAAGCTGAAGCATTCCATAAGATAGCACCTGCATGATCCTCTGTCTCATCACCATCAGCCAAAGCTAGAAGGTGGCGGAACATGGAGTCGTAGAGTCGGGAAAGCGGGAATCCTTTCTGCCAATTATTGTCTCCGTACATCTTTCCTCCTTCTTCAAATCGTCGGGCAAGAGAGCGTAAGGCGACTGGAGGTATAAGGTTGGGTCGTCCGCGTCCAGTGTCCCCGTCACGCTTGCTGCCTGTGGTGAAATCTTTAGTATATCCTTGGTTTGGTAGTTTCTCGGTGTCCATAAGTTCTTTATTACTTTCTTTCTTTGGTTGTAGTTTTCTGTGCGTAACAGCCTAGCCATCCACGCATTTGTCAGTGCATCTTCTTCTGTTAGTCCTGCTTTCTTATACATAGCTACGACAGTCTCCCATGTATAGCCGTTGGCATCAAGTGCTTTCTTTGCACCGACTGGCCCTACTTTAGGTACACCGCCAAAGCCGTCTGTTGAGTCACCTGTTATAGATTGTATGAGGTGGAAGTTATCTGCTTCTTCTTCTGATGGGTGATGGTACTCCTTCTTGTTATAGTCGTAGAAGATACCGGGTACACTCTTGAAGTCTTTATCTATACTTACAATGATTGTCTCCTCATCCATACATCTGTCAGTAGCTAAGATAGATAACACATCATCAGCTTCTAAGTTAGGCCACAGCTGTGCATCTAAATCTGTAAGCATCCACTTCTTTACCTCCTTTAGTATGATAGGCAGTCGTGACTTAGACCTGTTAGATTTATAGCTTGGGTATAGTTTGCGACGGAAGTTAGCACGGTCAGTCAAAGCTACCACTACTTCGTCTGCTCCGATCAAGTCTTTAAACTCAACGATGCGATTAAGTATTCTGTTCTTTGCTATGGTCATGTCAGCGTGGACTGTCCACATCTCATCCTTCCACTCGATTGATTCTTCTGCGACGACTGATCCTTCAAACGCTAGGACATCTCCGTCGATTAGTAATGTTTTATTATTCATAGAATACGCTCCAGTTCTCTTGGTACTTTTTATGTTTTCCTTTGCTTGATGGTTCAGGGTTTAGCTTTATTGTTTTACCTGCTATCTCGTCACGAGGTATAAGCCACCAAGTATCTAGCGGAGGTATGTAACAACCCACCACATCTATTGTTCCACACATCCTACTCTTAAGAGCCCTACCTGATGCCGTGGTTACTAGGTAAGTGTTAGCTGTGCTTTTTGTTTGGCTAGATTTAATTTGAACTTTCAATATGCCAGCAGGACAAGTAACAATAAAGTCCCAAGGCATAGGCGTGACAGGTGTGTGAGGTTCGAAGTTACGCTCTAAGCATTCTGTTATAAAACGTTGCTCGGCTATAGCTCCTGTTCTGATTGATTTGGATGATGGCATATATGAATCTTCGTGTTGTTGTTTCCAATCCCACGGTACGTCGAGATCGATAGTATCGTACAACTCTGCGAGTTTCAAGTAATAGTCGTACTCGATCTCCGGTTGCTGTTGTATTAGTGTGTTTCCGCCCATGTGTTACCTACCTTTGCTTCGCCATCAAGGGCTACATTAAGTTTTAATTCTTTACCTGCTGCTTGGATTGCTCCGACTGCTAACTGTCCGAAGATGTCAGCCTTCTCAGGTACTACCTCTGCTTGGAACTCGTCGTGTACATTAGCGACAAACGCATAGTCTGCACCGTGTGACCACCTCAAGTTGTTGAGCTTGTGAAACAGTTGGATCAAAGCAACCTTCATACACACAGCTCCTGCACTTTGTAACAACATATTCAATGCAGCATGAGGAGAGCGGACAGGAAGAATCCTTTTGTCTAATCCTATTAACGTCCCTCCTCGTTCTACCTTCTGCTTGATTGCGTTCTGTAACTTTCTAAGTGCAGGTAGGTTGCTTAAGAACTTACGCTTTAACATCTGTCCTTCTGCTGCTGATCCTCCTACTATCTCTCCTATCTTTGCATCACCTGCACCGTAAAGGAAAGCGTAGATAAATGTCTTGGCTTGGTCACGAGTCTCAAGTCCTGCTGCTTTCTGATTCAGTGTGTGTACATCTCCTGTTACTACAGTCTGTGCGTACTCACCGCCATCAAACAAAGCTAAGTAGTGAGCAAGCATCCGTAGTTCTAAGCCAGCTGCATCACATCCTACCAACTTGAATCCTTTACCTGCCTTAAACAAGTCACGACATTCCTGACCGTACTCAGCACGACAAGCAGGTACTTGAGCCATGTTAGGATTCTGATGCGTACATCTACCTGTCACTGCTCCGTTGGTGTTAACCCTGCCGTGTATCCTGCCGTGTTTCATAAGCTTGAGCCATGCTTGATTGCCTTCTGCTAGTTGCCCAAGTCGTTTAGCTACAAGGAGATACTCACATAACACAGCAGCAAACGGATGGTCTATACCTTTCAGTACAGCTTCGTCTACCTTTGGTGTCGCAGCGTCAGGTTCTTTCGGTAACTCATAGCCTAGCTCAAGCATACGTTCTGCTATCTGCTGACGACTACCGGGATTAAAAGGTAGCACCTTCTGCTTGTTAGCAAGTGGCACTGCATCCTTTACTCTAGCTTGTACTTGCTTGGCTTCCTTCAGTACTTGTTTAAGTAGTACCTTTGTCTCAGCCTCATAAGTAACACCGTCAATCTCTACCTGCCAACCGCTTGGTGTCTTCATCTCCTCTGTCTTAGCAGGGAACTCGTTCTGTAGTTTATCAAGCAGATCAGCACGACGACCTATAAGTTTAAGCTCAAGCTTCTCTGCTTTCTCCACATCAAACGAAAACCCACGCTTCTCTTGTCGGTGCATAAGGAAAGCAAACCAGTGTTCAACGGCTAACATATGCTCACTCGGATCTTTCGATAGGAGGTAGTCAAACAACAGCTGTGTCACAATGACATCTCGCTCGCAGTACTTCCTCATCTCTTCGTTGTAGCTGTCGAACGCACCGTCCTCCTCACCATACGATAGCTTGGTTACCTTGTGCATCCGT